GCGAATTCCGCCACCTCGTTAGAGGCAATGGACTTTTCGTGTGACACTGGACAGGAGAGAGAGTCCAATATTGAGCGATAGGTACTGTATACCTTCTCATCGGAGATGACAACGTCATCCCCGAGGATACGGTAACAATCGCCCTTGACGTTGTTAATCACTTTACAGTGGTTGAGGACCGCATGGTGTGTGATCGCGAACAACGCGAACGAGGGACCAGCCCCAAGGGGCTGGCCCTTTGTCCACCGTACGAAGTTGCGCCCTAAGGCGTTGGCTCCGTAGCGCCCGGTTGCAACCATCTTAAAGAACTCGATGTGGTCTTCCCACATCGGATTCTGAAGGATGTTCCAGAGTACCAACTCCTGGAGTTGCAACGGGAAGTGATTAGTGGCATCCGAGAGATCTACAGACCAAACACGATGGTCGGTCTGTAACTTTTCACTGACCCACTTCACCCCACGTTCCTGGTGGAACGTACAGTCCTCCGGTATCTTCTTCAAGATACGAAACAACGTTGCCTTCATTGGGTTCATCATAACCTGGAACAGGAGGTTAGGGAACGCGTAAACGCGCAACTTACCCCCCCGTTCCTGAGTGATACCGAGAGACCCGACTCTATCCGAGCCGGGGATATCATCCGTTGAAAGATGATAGTACCTCTCAGTCCACTGTTCGAAACCACCCCACTGATCAACCAGTTTCGGATACCATCCGTAGTGCTTGATCAGGTAGTGAACCCCTCGGACAAAATCCTTGGGAAACTTCTTCCGATGTCTCGGAGGAAGGTGTCGAACTGAGGCTATGAGGCTTCGACGGTATGGCTTCGCGTCGAACGCGAAGCGACATGCGTACTGTGCAACACCCCTACTCAGAGTGTTGTCAATTCGGAGGGCAGGAACTGCCCAAACCGATTCGAGGAACTTCTTCTCCTGCTTCCTCGTCACCTTGCGGAGACGGAATGCAGAATAGAGGTGAAGAACCTTCAGTACCCGTGGAACCCAACTGCTCTGCCTCGTCCAGAGTTTCCCCCAGACACCTTTCGGTGTAGGGTTCCCCTCCTGGAGTCTGTGAGCTATCCATGGTAGTTCGTAGCTCTCACGAGCCACGAATTTAAGGTAGGCTGATCGAAGGGCCTTGAGCCTCGCGATCGTCCATTCCTCTCCGTTGCTGTTAACCCAGCGTTCCACATCCTTTCGGATGCAGCCCACCCAGGCTACCGGAATGCCGAGTTCTATCAACTCTGTAGAGAGGGCGCCCCATTGTCTTAAAGACATAGCTTACTCCTTTCGGATACTGCAGGGGAGCCCCACATCGCCAGATGTGAGACTCAGCGAGTGGGATAAGG